GCTGTGTCTCCAAACATCTTCCAGTACCTTGGACAACTCGTTGACGGTTCAGACCGCCCACTGTTCCCACAGGTTGGACCGATGAACGCATACGGCACCATGACACCCGGCTCAGACTCAGCTGTTGCTTTCGGACTTCGCCTTGTCGTTGACCGCAACCTCGGCGCGACTGACATGGTCATCATGGACCCAACTGGAATTGAATGCTGGGAACAGCAGAAGGGCGCTATCAGCGTTGAACAGCCTTCACAGCTTTCACGCCAGATTGCTTTCCGTGGCTACTTCGCTGCAAAAGTCATTGACGCTTCAAAGAGCATCAAGGCTGCATTCGTCTGATAAAGACGAACTAGTGGATTCACTGCCGTGACTGTTTTATCGATTGCATTTCGCGAACGCCTTCAAGGTGTTGTCGTTTTGCAAACCTTCCTCCCAAATGAGATTCTCATGGGGCAGGCGATAACAGTTGCGAATGTGGGTGATGGAATGGATGGCAATTTCACAGTTGTTTCCACCGAGCCGTACGAGTTCATTGGTCTAGGCCCAGAGGGTGACTTCGAATTTGACTGGAATGTTTTCCGCGAAAATCAAGTTATCTATTTTGACGCTGGCAGTGACGTTCAACGCGACACCGCACCGAACACGGCAACAATCACATACACCAGTGTTTGCACATGGACCACCAATGCAAATGTTTTGTCATTCTTGGGTGTCTCCCCCGCGACAGCCAATGACACAGCGTTCGTTACTGTATGCACAGATGCAGCGAACGCGCTTGCGTTCCGTAGAAGGCGCGCTGCAGGATATTTTTCTGATGTGCTTGCTACGGCACCAAGTGCAGACGTTCTTTTGGGTACGACAATGATGGCAGCTCAGTTGTATCGCTCGCGCGGTTCTGCTGGCGGTGACTCATTTCAGTCGTATGAAACTTTGGCATCAGGAAACAACCCTGTTGCTATGGGTGACATTCTCAGACTCTGGGGTTGTAACCGAGCGCAGGTCGCGTAATGGGCCGTACAAATGATGCCCGCCTTCGGCTGGTTTCAACGCTCGAAAATGCTGGCATTGCTGTTGTCTCAGACTCCCGCAACGCTCGCCCGCTTTCCGTGATCATTGACCCGCCACAAGTGACGCGGTCAACCACAAACCAGTTGTCGCTCTCTTTCCCTGTCAACGTGTTGATGCCCCCACCCGGCAACTTAGACGCGCTCATAGCCTTATTAGACACAATGGACATGGTGATTGACGCAACATCAGCAACAGACGCAACTCCCACGGTTTATTCTGTGGGCAACCAAGAACTTCCCGCGTACACCATCACGGTGCCGTGGGTCGCATACCCATAAGGAACCAATGGCTAGTTACAAAGTCACATCAGAACTTGTTGCAGGCAAATCGCTTGGCGACACAATCACCGATGATGAGCTGCAAGGCTCATCGATTGAGGCCCTCATTAGTGCGGGTCATATCGAATACAAACAAACAACCAAGAAAGCAGAGGCAGAATAGTCATGGCTATTTTCGTACTTAAAGACGTTCAAGTGACCGTCAACTCAATCGACCTGACTTCATACGTCACAAACGTGGAGCTGGTCCAAGCAGTGGATTCTGTTGAAGCCACAGCAATGTCAGCAACATCAGTCAACGGACATCAGTTCGTTGGTGGTTTGCAAAACAACACCGTCACCGTGTCGTTCAACCAAGACTTTGCAGCTACAAAAGTTCACGCAACTTTGACAGCCCTTGTCGGCGTTCCCACCACAGTGACGGTAAAACACGACTCAAACGCCACAGGAGCGACGAACCCGAACTTCACCATCACTGGTGCGCTCATGTCTGAATACCGCCCTGTGACGGGCGCTGTAGGCGACCTTGCCACTGTCGGAAGCATCACCTTTAATGGTGGCCTTTACACAGCTCCAATCGTCTAATGTTTGAACTCCACATCGCCACTGTGCTGGTCGATGGGAGCGAACATGAAATCGCCCTATCGGTAGCAAGCCTCATTGAGTTTGAGAAACTGCACACCGTTTCAATCATTAAAGCTGTTGACGAAAACCTTTCCATGGAATATTTAGTAACCCTGAGTTACCTTTCCATGAAACAAGCAGGCCACGTCAGCAATATTGAGAAGTACCGTTCAGAAGTGAAAGGCGTTTCGTACAGGGTTGAACGCATCCCTTTTGGCGTGACGGCATCCACGGAGTCGTTGCCGGACTAATCCTTTCGGGGATTCCATGGCGGGACCTGAAGGATATGCCGATAACACTCATCAGCACTCTCAGCCAAGCCCTCCAAGACAGACACAAGTAATGGCAAACATCCAATCAGATATGAAAATCAAGGGTCTTGACGAAACGCTGAAGCGTCTCAAGAAACTTGAACCCGCCTATGTGAAAGAGATGAATCGCCAAATTCGAAAAGAAGCTGCACCCACAATCAAATCCATTAAGGACTATCTAAAGTTCATTGACTCTGACATCACCCCGTTCAACTCATCTGGCGGAGATTCGCGTATCACCAGAGGCGAACTCATCAAGGGTCGTGGCGGGGCAACCGCTTGGAATAAACAGCTCATTCTTCGTGGCATCCGTTTCAAACTTGGTGGCCCAAAGCGCAAATCCCAAATGGGCAACACCGCTTATTCAATGTTCAGCATTATTCAGAACAACCCCGCTGGCGCTATCTACGACACAGCTGGTGCGCGCGGTGGCAGTTCCCCATTCATTGACAACCTTGACGCTGAAGACGTTCCCCACGCAGTTGGTCAACGCAAAGGACAAAAGGGTCCATCTCGCTACATGTGGCCCGGCGGAGAAGAACACCTTCCCGAATTGACAGCAACCGTTCACGGCATTGTGCAGGATGTAATCTTGCGCGTGAACAGAGAAATGAAGTAATCAAATGGCTGCAGTAACGCTTCCCATCGTCACCACTTACAGCGACAAAGGTGTCAAGAGCGCACAGTTTTCTTTAAAGGGCCTCATGCAATCCCAGTTGGGCGCAGGCATCTCGGCTGGCGTATTGGTCCAGCAACTTGGTAAAGCCGTCTCAGCGTTTAATGATGACGAAAAGGCTGCTCAACAATTAAAGCTTGCCGTTCAAAACTCCACAGGGGCAACTGACCTTCAGGTCGCTGGGATGGAAAAACAAATAGCGAAAATGGAATCCGTTTCGGCTGTGTCGGATGACAAGCTTCGTCCGAGTTTGCAGACTTTGGTCAGGGCTACAAAAGACCTAGACCAAGCGCAGAGTTTGTTGAACCTTGCGCTGGACATTTCAGCAGGCACAGGCAAAGACCTTGAAACTGTTTCCCTTGCTTTAGCTAAAGCCCAAAATGGCAATGTGGGCGCGCTCACCCGTCTCGGTGTTTCTCTTGACGCTGGCGCTGTCGCGTCTAAAGACTTCGACACAATTCAACGCCAACTGGCAACCAGTTTCAAAGGCGCATCCGAAGCAGCTGCAGCTTCTTCCGCTGGTGGCATGTCACAATTCAAAATTACTGTTGACAATCTTTATGAACTGGTGGGTTCACAACTGTCTCCAGTGATAAACGACTTTGCAAAAATCCTAAACAACGTCATTCCATCTGCCACGCAAAAAGCAACTGGGGACACCAACAAATATGTTGACGCTTTTTTCAAGTTGTACTCCTATGTTGGTCCGGGCGGTTCATTAATTAGAGGATTCAAAACTCTTGCTGGATTACTGCACACAGTTGCTGGAGAGTCAGACACGCTGAACAAAGGGCTTTTCTACACATCTGCTGAGTTTCGCGACATGGACCAGTTGCTCTCAAATCGATACAACGAAACTCTCAAAAAAACGGCCAAGGAACTTGAAGCACTTCGCAAGAAGCAAGCAGAGGCGCGCAAGATTGCCAAAGAACATGCTGACACTTTGCGCGACCGAGTTGTCACAGCAGTTGATTCTGTTGCCACTCATCTTCAAGATGCCAAAGACCAACTTCAAGGTTTTGCTGATGCCACGGCTGACGCGATCACTGGCACTGTCTCCCTTGCTGATGCTTTCAAGACTCAGACAGATGCAGATTCAGATGTCACTGATGCGTTAAAGGCGCGCAAAGAGGCATACGCAGACCTAGCAAAATTGAACCCCACTGAAGATGCTGAGCAATACGCAGACGCGCTCAAGAAAGTGGCTGATGCTGAAAAGAACGTCACCAGCGCACAAAGCGCGCGGGCTTCAGCAAACTATTCACAGGTCTTTGCATTGCAAATTGAGAAAGCAAAACACTTTGCTCAAAACCTCACCGCTTTGGTTGGTCAAGGATTGGGCAAAGCAGGATTGTCACAGCTTTTGAACCTTGGGCCAGAAGTTGGCGCTCAAGTTACACAGGAAATTTTGACTGGCGTATCTGGGCTGACGGTTGCAGGTTTGAACACTTCGCTTGGCGGATTGGCAACTTCAGCGTCTGGTCTTGGTCTTGCAGCTGGCAACGCTTTTTTTGGTAGCAATGTGGCAAACGCAAACACTGCTATGGGAACAGTCAATAACCTGCAAATCACTGTGAACGCTGGCCTTGTTTCTAACCCGGCAACAGTGGGCCGTGACATCATCGAAGCCATCCTTGCAGCTGAGCGACTATCAGGTCAGGTGTTCGTCAGCGCATGACGCAACCACAGCTCCAAGTTCTGATTGGTTTTCAAACCACTGTCGGGTTCGGGCAACCGTTCCTGCTCAATGACACTTTCTATGGCGTACTTGACACCGCAGGACGCGGAACCTTGGGCGGAATCCAATTCTCAGATGTCACCACCTATGTGCAGAGCGTGTACATCAACCGTGGCCGTTCACGCCAACTAGACGAATTCAACTGTGGCACCGCCAGCCTGACCCTTTGGAACAAGACACGCATCTTCGACCCATTGAACCAGTCATCGCCATATTGGATAGGCGGAGCCACCCAACAAACAGGTGTTGTCCCGCGTCTGCCGATTCAAATCCTTGCCAACGGCATCCCCATCTACACCGGGTTAATCACAGACTGGGACATGGACTATGACCTTGGCTTCAATGACATCGCCCAAATTTCGTGCGCGGACCAATTCACTGTTCTTTCCAACCAGCAACTAAACGCCTACACGCCACCAGCGGAAACATCAGGCAGTCGCATTTACAACATCAGCGCAAACACGGGGATTCTTGCCCAACCCGAAATCAACTATCAAGGCGCAGTCAGCATTGACACAGGCTCATCAACCCTTGGGTCCTATGCAATCGACCAAGACACAAACTGCCTTTCCTATCTCCAGCAAGTCAACACATCCGAACAGGGCTACCTGTACATGAGCGCAAACGGAACCCTCACCTTCAAGGGCAGGTCCAGTGTCCTCAACCCTGTTGCTGGTGCCACGTTCAACGGGGACGGCACAGGTCTTTCTTTCAACAGCCTCAAAAACATGTATGGCGATGAACTGCTTTACAACTACATATCGACACAATCCCCCGCTGGCGCGGTCCAAGTGGCAAGCAGTGCAACCAGCATCGCTCAATACCAGACACAGACATACAGCCTTCTAAGCCTGCTCAACAGCACCACCACAGAAGTTGCAGCTCTAGGCAACTACCTTCTTGGCCGATACCAAAATCCCGTTCTCAGGTTTAACCAACTCAGCACTCAACTATCGGCCATGACCACAGCCAACCAAAACATTGCGCTGAACCTAGACCTCACCAGCATCTGCACAGTCGTTAAAAACTTCGTGGCAGGAACACCCACCAGCGAGTCACAAACCTTGATTGTTTCGGGTGTCAGCCATAACATCACACCCGGTTCACACATCGTGAGCTACACCTTTGAATCAACCGACAACAACGGATACTTCGTATTAGATTCCGCCATTTTCGGTACTCTCTCAACCACCAACCTTCTAAGTTTCTAAAGGAGACACAACATGGCAACCCCACCAACCTTCGTAGCTGGGTCTGTATTGACCGCAGCCCAATTAAATGCAGCTGGTCTTTGGCTGGTCAAAACACAAACACTGCCAACGGCAACCAATGTGGTGACCGTGACAGACGCATTCAGTGCTGACTATGCAAACTACAAAATCGTGTGTAGCAACGCTGTCTTGACTGGTATCGCAAACGTCACCATGACCCTTGGTTCGGCTAATAGCGGGTACTACTCAACGCGTATTTACAACCTGCCCAACAACGGCACCGTCTCAGGTAACGGACTTAACAACACCAGTGGCTGGTCTTATGCAGCTCAAGGGTCAACCAATTACCTGAATGTCAACATGGATGTCATGGACCCATTCAATGCGCGCTACACCCGATATATGGGAACATACGTCATTGAAAACGGAGCCGACAGCAACTTCGGCACAACCTCAGGCCATCAAGCGTCGACCACTTCATTCACTGCTTTCACCTTGACTGCTGGCGGTGGAAACTTCAGCGGTGGTTCACTTCGCATCTACGGATACAACGGCGCATAATGAAAAAAAGCCTGATTCTATTGGTCCTTTTCGGGTCACTTACCGCTTGTAGTGATCGTGAACGCATCAACTGTGAGCGCGTTAAAAACAAAGCCCCCGGCGTAATCACTTCGCCAACCGTTGTAGGAACTGGACGATGCGCATGAAACCCCACAACCGCCACAGCAACGAAGAAATCAAAGCACGAATTATCTTCATCATCGCCATGGGTCTTGTACTGGTATTTGTAGTGTCAATCTTTGCAATGTTGTTCAATCTTCTCTATGTGGTGCAACCCGTTGAAATGTCCGAAATGGATGCGGAAACGTGGAAGACCCTGAATCCCCTACTCATGACCCTCGGAGGGGCGCTCGTGGGAGTCGTCGCTTCAAATGGTCTCAAAGATAAACCGAAAGACCCACCAGCACCATGAAATACACCGGGTATGACAAGACAGCCACAGCCAAAATGGCAGGCACTGAAAAGTTTGTAGAGCTGTGTGCGCGGAGATGGTCTTTTAAAAATCTTGGAACGCTAGTGGTTAGGCAGATGAGGTCGGGTCAGGGCATGAGTGTGCATAGTACGGCTCGTGGGATGGACCTCGGTTTTGAAGACACAAAAGAGGGTCGCGCTGCAGCTGTGCAGGCGATGTTGTGGTTTGTTAAGTACTACAAAGAACTGGGCATTGAAGAAGTCCATGACTACGGCGGTCTAATCAACGGGACGTGGCAGGGCTGGAGATGCAACAGAAACGGAAAGCCCGGTTGGAAAAAGTGGACTGATTCTGATAACGGTGGTTCAAAAAACGGACGCTGGATTCATGTGGAACTTGCCCCGCAATCCAATGGGGGCCACGCTGAGGACGGTGTAGCCCTAGAGGCTGCATGGCGCGCCTTGCCTAAGCCATAAAGAATTCCCAGCTTGTTTGAGCGGGCTGGGACTAGGTGGTGGGTGCCTTTGTTTCCATTGGGGTATCCACCACCGCTTTCTCAAATTGTGTAAAGTCACATTTAGCCACTCAAAGGGCTTCACCAAAGGAAACACATAATGCAGAAAATCATTTTCGACTTACCACTGTTCAGAAGTACAGACCCTGAAACTTCACGGCAAGTGACCCCCATGAAAGTGGGCAGTCACCGCGCCATCCTGCTAGCCATCTACGCAGATGCCACGCTGGGCCTCACAGACGAAGAAGCTGCATTGCGCGCTTCAGCCCAAGGTCATGAAATTAAGGGCTACTGGAAGCGATGCTCAGACTTGCGCACTGCTGGACTCATCCACGACTTAGGCATTCGTAGGACGCTCTCAAGTGGCTCTCAGGGCATTGTGTGTGCCGTCACCCAATCAGGTCTTGACATGGTCAGGGGCTGGGCATGACCTATACCCACGAACAAATGTTCATTGCCGTCCTTTTTGGCTGGACCCTGTCATGGTTGTATTTCAAGCTCGTCAATCGCTACTGGAGAGACTGATGCTTCCCTCATGGGGCTATATGCCGTTATGGTCTAGAGACAAACTAACCCTCGTCCAAATCTTCACGGATTCGGCAACAGAAGAAATCGTCAAGGTCACAGTCGCCACAAGGCAGGCTCCATGGATGACGTTTGCTTCGATAACAGAAGTTGAAATGGTTGATTAAGAAAATCATGGCAATCGCCCTCATCACCGCATTATCCGTACCAGCCCACGCAAGTGCAGCTGCTGATTCCCACGCCAAATACCATGGCGTACTTCCTGACGCTTACTATGACGGTCTTGCGCGCTGTGAAACTGGGAACAATGTCAACCATTCCACCCGGTCATACACGGGGATGTTCGGCATTCACCGCCAGACTTGGAAGAACTGGTCCGACACGCCCAGTGCAAAAGGTCTAACCCCAAGGCAACAAGTCAAGGTGGCTGATGCCATCGCATTCAAATCCCACATCAACCCAGACGGACGCAAAGTGTGGCGCGTAGGGCCGTGGGGCTGGGGTTGTCTCAAGGGTCAAAAGTCCCTACAAAGGTTCATCTGCCAATCAAGACACACGCTTGTTGTCAAATGGAAACGCAACTGCTAAACAAAGGAAAAAATGGAAACATCAACGGGCGAACTAATCGCCAAACTAACTAACCTCAGCCATAACTTGGCTCTGGAATTGCGCTTCAAAGAATCAAGCCTTGTGCTTGAAGCTGTGGGCGCGCTTCACGCATTGCCGAACATCGCCGAAACCATCCGCGATTCATGGCACCCATCGTTCAACAGTTCAGGCCCATCCAAGGGCATTACATACATCAGCAACGTGTCATTGGGGAAATCAGATGAGTGAAGAAGTGATCGTGGGCAAAATTCTAATCCACCAAGTAACAAAGGAAAACATCAGCTGCAAAGTCAGCCAGCACGACACCTTCACAACCATCACGCTTGACTTCGGAATGACTACCATCACGCTGTTTACCAACAATGATGATGTTGCAGCTATCAGGAGAATCCTTGGTGGCTGGTGAGTGAGTACACACACAACGATGACGTGGCAGACCTGCTCTACGCCAAAGACCAAGAGATTGCCGAACTCCAAAAGAAGCTTGAATACGTTCGTTCAATGCTCAACCAACTAGAAAAGGATTACGCCCGTGGCCTTTAATCTCGAGGATTACACCCCCGTCTCAGAGCGCATAAAAGCTTTCTGGATTGACCACCCAAATGGCGCTATTCATTCAGAGCTGGTCTTTGATGATGGCGTTAGATGCGTCATCAAAACGACATTGTGGCTAGACAAAAACGATGCTCAGGCAACCACTGTGGACTATGCAGAAGAACTAATTGCTGACCGGGGCGTGAACGCCACTAGCAGAATTGAGAATTGCTGTACGTCCAGTCAGGGCCGAGCGTTAGCAGCTGCAGGATATTTAGGTGCCGATTGGACTAAGAAACCAAGCCGTGAAGAAATGCAAAAGGTTGTGCGCGGAGATGTGACAATCACCCAGCCATCAAACTTGCCGTCAGAAAAACAGTTGTGGCTTTACAAAGCCGAGTTGAAAAAGGCAGGCAAATTGCCCCCGCACAATATCGGCACCATGACCAAATTTGAAGTGAGCAAAGCGATAGACGCTCTCAAGAATGGTGAAATAGAACCGCCCCAGTACGACACACCTGAAGAGCCATTCTGATGCTGGACCTATTCAGTCTTGTCATTATGTTGAGCGCGGTGTTCTGGTGTGGCTACCTTCTTGGCCGTGACAAATGATTCCCATCAGCGAAGCGTCATTCATGGCCCAAGTAAAAGCACTGGCGTTCCAGTTCGGTTGGTCAGTGCATCACTCCCAGCCGAGCATGACACGCACCGGGCGATACATCACCACAGGGTCCACAGGATTCCCCGACATCGTCATGGCACATCAAGAGCGCGGACTGTTGTTCTGCGAACTCAAGACCGAAAAAGGCAAAGCGTCAGAAGCACAGCTGCATTGGTTGAGAACACTTCACCCCCACGCTGAGTGCTACCTTTGGCGACCATCAGACATTACCTTCATAGCCCAAAGGCTCTCCCAGTGTTAATACTTGCGTGGTACGCACTGCTAATATCCATCGGCATTGCCATCCTTCAGGGGATTCGAAAGAACTAAACACAATGATCACAACTGAATACGACCATGGCCACATACGGAGTTGAACTGTGTTGGTGTTTACACGGGAACGTGGGTCGTGCAGTGCGCCTTGCCTCTTGTGATGACTTACTTGAAGGGATGCTGGGGTCAGTCACTGTTCAGCGTCTAAACGTCATAAATACGAATGGTGTCCACTTCAACAATGTGTCCGGCAACCTTGACCTACTTGGTCAGAACTGTGGGGAACACAAACACCAGACTCAAACACGAACACGAAAGCAACCGCAGGCGAAGCCAAGGGCGCTAGATAAACACCAAAGGAAACCAACATGACAGCACACAACACCAAAGCACGAAGCCACTCAACCTTCAAGGCCATACGAAAGCAGCTACTAGAACACGACAACCACTGTGCAATCTGTGGCAACGAAGCAAACACCATCGACCACATCAGGCCAGTAGATACGTTCACCAACCCAATAGATGCCAACACCCTTGACAACTGCCGAGTCCTATGCCGAAGCTGCAACAGCAGAGCTGGAGCGCGCTATGTGAACGCCAAGACAGCAGGCAAACTTGCCGTCATCGCAGACCAAGAACCAACACCAAAACCAAAAACGCATTACAAAACCCCCCCCGAAAAAGCGAACACACGTTTGACCACGCAAAGTGAAACAAAGTTTTTAGACGAAACCCTCTTCCTTCC